TTACTTTTCTGTTCCTAATTTCTACAGGGCCAGCCAGGTACTGCTTTCGTTTGCCTTTTCTTATGACTAACTTCTCCAAATAGACACCCCTATCTTCACTAATAGCATGCTTGCCTTCAGAGATCTAACCACCACAATTGACTAAGTATTAATTATATATAGTTATCATTTTTCGTGGCGCTATGATGAGTGCATCGTCCCCAAACACTTAAGCAGTGTAGTAAGGTCGAAAGACTCATTTCAATGGTTGCCCATCTACTTATCTCTTTGTATAAACATAATTTGGTGTGGTATATGCAAGCTTTGCAGCGCGCTTAATCCAGAATAAGTGTACGAGATTCAGCATGGTCCAAGTAGTAGGAACTCCCATAAGGATTCCTCAACTTAGCTCACACGGAATTTCGCAGAGATCATCCATGACTTTGGCACTGATCCCATACTTACGAGAATCTAAATATGTATCATCATCAATTGAATAGTGAACATCAACCGGACCAGTTAATCTTCAAAGACTAACTTTCTCAATAAATGTTAATTTCCCAGACTCGCAAAGGCCTTCTACAATTGATCCGACAAGATCAAGAGGAAGAAGGTCCGAGGCAGCTTTGAGGTCCGAAGAGAGCATCAGGCCACTAGAGCCGGATAAACTCTTCAAAAGTCATTTGAATTCACCATTCAGCGCATCTTTTATTTCAGGGGTTCGTCAGAGACCTTAAAACAATCTCTTTCATACTAGTTAACCAAGACAAATTAGTTCGGGCTCACTTTTCGTAACTATTCAAGTTTTGAGGCCATATTCTTTGACCACAGCAACTTGAGCTTAAGGTAGCTACTTCCAGTTTCTAAGGGTATGAAGGAGAGAATGTTATATCAGTTTATAATCATTAGACATACTTTACCATTGAGCGGGATCTAAATTCAAAGGTGCTTCCCAGTGAAGTCCCGGTAAGGCTGAAGAGCCTAGTACTTCTCGTTTCCACTAATCGTAGCCTCCGTGCTTCCTAGTAAACGTTCCAGGCTCTTCGCTATAACAAGCGGAGGTACTGGAATGTCCAAAGGGAGGAATAAATTCCTCTGGAGAAGGTAACTTCTTCATAGCCCACTCAGTCGCAAATTTCTTTGCTTCTGCTAGGATTAGGGGATCCGTGACAAATTTATTTGTTATATTCTTTCAATGGTCAATCATGGCTTCGACAACATCTCTTGCTCCCGGAAGTGGGAGTGCTCATTTACAATAACTTAATTGTGCGTAACAGTCTTAGCCAAGTCTCTTAAACGATTTCATTTTGGAGATCCAATGGAGTGATTTTCTTCAAGTCAAATAGCATTCTCTTAAATCAGAGAACCAATCTTTAAGCATGAATAGAGAGTGGTAAACTCCGCTATTCTTGGCTATTTGAGAAGTTCTTTCATAAAGCTTATTGAAGAAATCCATACAAATCTTTGGAAGCGTGTAATTATTAGAAGAAACCTTATTATTTAATCTTTTGTCAGCTTTCGAGTCAATCACCTATCATTTATCTTTATTACTTGGTTTATCAGACCTTTTAACTTTGACTCAGACTAGTCCAAACTCTGCTGCTAAAGCAGAGTAGACAGTCTTCATAGCTTCTTCTAACAATAAAATGTCCACTTTCTTTCATTTCTAGATCCTTTGAGCCTCTAAACTATCTTTCGATTTTTGGGGAGCACCAAGCTACTTATAATTTATTAGAATTTGCTTAGTGTCATCGAGTACTCATCGTGATGTGTGATATTATTTCTGGGAAGTCTTAATTTCATTGACTTGCTTGACATACCCTATGATTCATTGAACATGGGGGGTGTCGGGATATTTCAAGCAGAAGTCACACTGGACATTTTTGACGGTATCATCAAGCTGTTCCTAGGAAACGAAATTGTTCGCTCCATTTCTTAGTACTAGGCTAGTATGATGCAGCCTTGTTGCTCCTTTACAGGACGCAAGGTCTCGCAGTTACTAGACAGCCAAGGGCAGTCTGATAGGGTCGCGAACTACTTTAACGTAGCCACGCCCTGTCGGAAGGTTTTGCTTTTTCTTTTCTGTTGCGAGATCGAGGATCGAAAGATTCTTAGTCTCTCGATAGAGATTAGTAGGCAAAACTAACCCCACTCACCTAAAA